GTTTGTAAAAGGGCAAATCTTTTGCGGATTTACGCGATCACGTACCTATGAGGACCCACAAAGTCCTCGATAGCACGACGCCTTTTTAGTAAGCGCCTTTGTTCGGCTGATGTCACGCCGTGTAGGTCCACAAGATGCTGGACCACACTGCGTCTCAAGTGGAACGGAGATCCGAAAGTACTACCTCGGAGACCCGCTGCATACCTAAGAGAAGATTGAGTAGAGTGTTTAAGCCTACTCTCAGACCAAAAAAGGTCATCTGCTACGGGTGTAGTTACTAAGACAGTAAATGCGAAGTTTTGCGTCTCGCTGTCGAAATAACTCAACCCTGGTCCAATTGCTATATCCTCAGGAACCACGAAGGCTTGGTCGGTAATCCATGACCATTTCCTCGTATTCGGAACCAAAGGACGTTCCATCACTGGAACCATATCTAGCAATGCTTTCTGTACCTCCCGGTATTTATGAAAGCCGTTGTGCAAGCTAATGAGCTTGCTCAACGTTGAGACCCTCTCTTTAAGATAGCTAGGGACAACGTCCCTACCACCGTACCAATTCGCGCCACAAGACTCCCGGAACGGTCCAAACCAACACGTTTTTTCGTTGTTGATTTTAAAACCGAACTGGTGGAGGATTTCTTTCACGACTAGTGCATGGCTTTGACGGATTACAATGTCATCACCGTAGACACGAAAGTCGCAAGGTTGTCCTGTATGCCTATGAGCAGCGATGCAGATCGCCGCGAACAGCAAAGTCTCAAGCGGAAAGCAGAAACCATTTCCCATACTCACAAACATCTCATACCTCAGATTCTGGTAGGCCGGGTCTCCCCGATAACCTTCCTCTGTGATTGAATAGTGAGTTGACCTCGTGCGGTTCAGAAGATCGAACCACAAGGGGGGAACAACGGCGCGTATAGGCTCCAAGCAAACTGAGTTGGAGGCTCCCTTTACGTCAATTGTAACATAAGGGTCGGAATCATGGTCGAGGCTTCCCTCGTACGCCATGAGTCCGTTTTCGCTTTGTACAGATAAATCGAGATTGAGGATCTTACACAGTTTATTGCGCAACACCTTGTCAATACCCTTCTGTATATAGTTGTTCACAGGAGTCGGTTTGCCAATCGTGCGACCACGTTTGGCTTTCTTTGGTACTACCTTTATCTGGTCGCAACACTGTTCAACAAACTTTTTGTCCATTTCGGCCCACAGTCCCTCTCGGGATTTTTGTGAGTTTAGTGGAACACAAGAGGCCGTACGCGCCTCGTCCGCAAGTTCCTGAAGCATTGTGGAACTGTAGTGGGCGTTACGCGTGACGGCATGTTTGAAGAGATCAAAGGCGTACTTCGTACCTTCCAGCCTTTCCGCCATGAGCTTTCTGCCCATGTGCGTACTTTGACCTGAAAGGTCGGTCGTTGCGCCCCCACTGTAATCACAGTTGTCGAATACATCCTCGAAAGGAGGTGTCCTACCCAATACGCGACAAAAAACGTCGCGTACCATCGCCACCGACCAATGTCTTTCTGTACCCCTCTGAAGATGAGCTCGATAGATTGAGTTCGTCCTTCTATTACGCCGTTCTGCTGACAAAAAATCGTCAATAGCCGCGGCTATGGGGTCCAGACCAGGGATTTCCTTGGCTGAATATTGGTATTTGGTGATTAATGCTGTGAATTGACTCGCACGAGCAAACTTGTCGTGCCCGCAATACTCTGTTGCGCGGTCTGAGTCACCGTGGCCGGCGAAGATTAATTCCTCTTCGATAGCCTCCCCCAACGCAAGTAGTCCCTTGTAATTTCTGCTTCGCAGCAGACCCAAGGCTTTCTTTTGAAAGGAGAAATCAGTACAGTAGTGTGTTGCAAAGGTTCGGACCGCCGTATTAAATACATCGGCGGCAACCGGCCTGAAAATCTTAGTCGATCTTTTTCGGCTGTTGGACATCTGGAATCACTCCAAGAAATAGAGACAGCTCGTCCCTCGCAAACCATGAACTAGTTACGGCCAGCAAGGCCGCAAGCAAGTATGCTATAACCTGCTTACTCACGGCGATTAAGCCGAAGGCAAAGAGGTTGTATCAACCAGCGTGGTAACAACCGCGTGGCTGATGGTAGCAGCATGGTCGGCGCGGAGAGCCGTAATCTGACCTTGGGAGGTCCCGATCGCAAAGCTAAAAGTCGTTTCCGCGATGAGATCGCGGTACACTCCGTTAACAAGTTCGTTTTTGACGGTCTTGATACGGCTCCGAGACACTCCAGCAAAGTCTTTAGTCGGTTTGGGCTGAGTTCGCCCGAACAGAATCGAGTCTTTGATGGAGGCGGTTTTCGCCGGCCCGAAGTACAGGCTGGTGTCGGAGGAAGGGTTCGAATCCTTCGTGTACACTTTTGAATTTGTGGTAATAGACATGCTTATTTCCTCTATAACTTTTGGGTCAGCTATTTGGCCAACTTAATAAGTTGTGTGGTTATGAGAGATAGTATGTTTTGAGATGCAGCAGGTCGCAATGCCCGTTCAATTGGGCGGATCGCTAAAGCTGGTCCCTGGAGATTCGGTACGCGAACTTTCTCATAAGATTCGCGGGTCTCCACACCGGTCGGCACGCTAGATATTGTCCAGGTAGATGGTTTTGAAGCCACTCCTGTCCACGTTCTAGTACTCTTGATTGTCGTTTCAACAGTATAACCTGATGCTCTGATGTTATGTCGAGCAATTTCGGTTAGCGCTTGGAGGTATTCGCCTATATTTGCAAAATAATCGGCTATAAAACTGGCAGTTATCATTTCCCACGCGGCTGGAGGTACATCCCATAGGGATACACCGAAGTCCTCGGAGATAGAGAAACTGTCCTCGATCAACGTATACGCTCGAACTTTCACCGAACGTTCCGTGTGTATAGATCCAGAAAACGTAAAGGGCCCGTGACCAATAGAAACACTTTGGTTTAGGACTTCCGAATCGCTAGCTCTACCGCGACTCGTCGTACGTTCCACCTCATGCAGTTTAGGAATCTCTTTAAGGAGTGCATTTAAGTCCATCATCAGGGGTTTGAAGCCCAAGTTGTAACTCAATACAGTCCCCGACAAGGCCTTTCCGGCAGCTATGGTTAAGCTGTCAGTAGGCACCCTCACAAATGTTCCCGGTCCACGATATTTTGTGTAACGCGGTTTATGTTTTGTGAAGGTCTTGCCGTTGATCGTGACTAGGTTTCCCTTCTCACGAATCTTGAGATTGATCTTGCCCTTTTTCAACTGGTTTAACCAGGTGAGAAGCCTCAGTGCCTCTTTAAGAGGATCATGGAGGAAGTCGAGGGTTTTCTTTGCCTCGGCGGCAGTAACAAGACCTTGAAAGTTGCTGCTTTTCATCGCAGCGTATGCAGAGGTTGATGCAAGATTAATGAGATTCTGGGTGGAAAAACCAGAAGGTAGGTGGTCCCATCCCGAGGAATGGTAAGGAAGGAGTTGGCCCGCGAAATAATACTCACGGAACGACAACCAACCGACGCCATCTTCTGTACCCATAAGGTCCGAAACTCCAATGTTATAGGAGCTACGAATCCGGCTCATAGGGGTGTTGACAATACCCCCTCTCGAGATAATACTCTCAAGACCCGGTGTCACAGTGTCTGTCATCTTATCTACTTGTTTGACTAAATACGTGTTAAACACGTCCCAGTCTACAGTTTTAGATGAATTAGACTTCAAGATGGTCCACGTGTAGCGTCGTCCCGAGTGCGATTGAGTGAAAGATTGATCCCTCACTCTTACGTAAGGGGCCTTCGCTTTACGTGGTTTACTTGACATAGCTGTGCCTTAGAATATGCAGTGCAATTGTTGTATGTAGCACTACTCCATCCACGCCGCGAATGCCGCGTGAAGATGGTTATTACATAGTCCGGAGGGGAATCACCCCTCCGTACCCAAGTGAGCAACAAAAAGCCCTCACACCCTAAGCTGATTAAGCAAACTGGTGTATAGGAATGTTGCTTGACTATGTAGAATATGGC